GTTGCTTCTTGATTATTTTGACTTCTTCGGCCAATGCCGCGGATTTATACTGCTCTTTTATCTCTGCTCTGGCCAATGCTCTGGCTTCCGCTTCGGGACTACTGCGCCGTCTGGTGTCTGGGATGTACACTTCAACACGCTGCCCACCGTCCCCCTGGCGAACATTCACCAGTTTTTTATAGTCCTCTTTATCTGGAGTAGATGACATTCCTTTACATATAATATACATTTTTAAATCATCAGATCATAAAGAAAACCTTTCCACGACATCGTTAAAGCAAGCGATGACATCGTGCGAATAATATCCGTCGTGTTGATTGCAGACATTCAATTTCATGATGCCTTTTGATGTTTCTATGATAATTTCCGACGAACAAGACCCCATTTCTTGACCGCGTTCTTCTTTCCCCCATTTGATATTCGTGATCGCTGCGCCGATAAAATCATCGCGTGTGAGATCCCCTGGAAAAATGGCATCGACGCTTATTTCTTCGCAACAAGACATGTGATTGTCTATTGCCAAAACGATCGGCAGTCCTTTCGTGACGTTGATCACAATGCCATTGTATCCTTGAACATCTCTTTCTGTTTTATACATATCCAGAACGGCATCTATCTCTTTTGCTTTGTCTTTTATTGCTCTGAGTTCTATATCAATTTTTTCCCGTGACAAGTAATCATCTGCTTCGTAGTCCCAGTCGAAGCGTGCACGTAGGAAGAAATCCTCGGAAATGCTCGTGATTCGAGGAACTTTACACAAGTCGCGATGATGATGCGGATTCATAGTACAATTATCAATTGTATCAATTATATATTACACGTTTTGTCGATACATCAAGATTTTTTAGTGAAGAACGAAGTGATCTCTTTTTGATTATTCGCTATATTCTTCTTCGTGCGTTTGGCTACCTTCATATCGGCTTTGAACACGTTCTTCAATTCGTCAATCTTAGGTCTGATCGTGTCGTGGCCAAAAATTTCTTTTTCGGGGTCTTCTACCAGAGGATCGAACAAGCTCACGATTGGTTTGAGAAGTTGATGTTCCACGTAGAACAATCTGTCAATTGTCAAGTTATTGTCCTTTGCGAACACCGGATCTTCTGCTTTGAACGATTGCTTGATGTCCGGGTTTTTCTTGTCCTCGATGTACACGAAGGGAACTCGAGAACCGCTTGGGACAGGAAATCCAGTCCTGTCGAATATCTTGTTCGCGACGTGAAGATGCGGTTGACATTCGTTTTTGTATCCGGTTCGAAGTGTCTTCGACATCACGAATTTCTCTTGTGGATATTCGTTGTCCAGGACCTTGCGAATACGTTCTCGAGTCTCCGAGATTGCCGTGGGCGTATCTTTCGCATGAAGGATCGTTTCCAGACTCTCTTGGAGGATCTCACGAGTGATAGGCGAGAAATCTCTTCGAACGAGTGCCAATCCTTTGACGTCCATCTTACCTTTTTCGTTTGGATCTTCAAACTTGATGGCCGCATACCTCTTTTTAGAATACAAGACGTACGGATAGTAGATTTTCTCCATCTCAAGGTCGTTCGGAGCTTTGAAATCTTTCGTGATTTCTCCTGCCAACCACGTCGCCATCTTAAACTGTGCGTCCATGTTCAAGACGTCTTCGTCTGGAAGCTTCAACTTGACCATCACACTATCCGTATCTCCGTATACGACTTCCGATCCGGGTAATAGTTCCTCCACTCTCTTCGCCGTGTGTTCGATCATCTTTCGCCCCGTCGCCGTCACGGACGCAGCGATTGGTACACAAGGAATGAATCCTTTGCTGGCTCCCAGAAAACCGTACACAGAGTTCATTACGATTTTGTACGAGCGCTGACTCTGCAACAATTTAACAAGAGGATAAAACGAAAATCACTGGTTAGACATGGGATGGATTTATATTGCTACGAGTCCTAGTGGAAAGTCATATATTGGCCAGACAAAACGGTCTGATCTAACGATCAGATTGAGAGAACATTGTTATCGTTCTGGACGACGAACCAAGGACATGTTTTACGATGCAATAACTAAATATGGAAAATGGGATCCTAAAAACAAAACAATTGAGAATTTCGCAATTGATTTCTACGAATGTCCTGACGAAGATTTAGATTTTGATGAAATGTTCATGATTGAGTTGATGGGAACTCTCGCTCCATCCGGTTATAATTTGGCCAAAGGAGGTCCTGGAGCATCATCAAAAAAATCAAAAGAAACAGTTCAGAAAATAGTGGTTAAACTAATGGGCCATCAAGTAAGTGAAAAAACCAGGAGACTGTTATCAGAAGCTGGTAGAGGAAAACGATGTCCAGAAGAACGCAGACTGAGAATTCAAACTACGCTGACGGGCACCACTCAAACCGATAATCACATTCAAGCTAGATGTATTGCTAAAAAGATGAAAAATGGTCACGGCGAATTGCCATTATATATAAAAAGATATCAAGACAAAAGAGCCACTAAAGTTCACGGTTATGTTGTTGTATATGAAAAAAAACAGAAGATCATAACAATTCCTATAACACAGCCACTTTCCTACGCATTAAAAATGTCCAAATATTATTTATTGGCAATTCAAAACCCAATGTATACCTAACTCACCGCATCGTGTAATGCTTCTTTGAAATAGTCTCCTTCCTTCTTCGCTTCGGCCATCAGCTTCTTGGCGTGTTTTCTGAATTTCGCGAGATCGTCAAGCAGAGCCGGCACCACTCCATGTCCTCGACCATCTTCTTTTCGTTGTGCGTACTTGAACGTTCCGAGACCGGTCTCAATCTCGTAATATTCCGTCCCCGGAACGTTCTCGAATCGTTTCTCCATGACGAGCGTCTCCGGACTCATGTTGTGCGCTCGGATGATCGAAGGATACAGACTCGCAAAATCTAAGGCTGCTATCGGGGTGAAATACGCCCCTTTCTTCGCGTCGAGAACGGTAGCTCCTTCGAATTTGCCCTCGGTAGCCCACGCCTTGTCATCCGGAATTGCGTACTCCATCTCACGCGCTTTCCCGAATAAACATGAAAACGCCCGAATTTGCTGTCCGCGAAAGTTGATGTAATCCACAGGAACTTTCACCGCGTTCGCCATCTCCGTCAAGTCTTCGAAGATCGCCATCTTTCTGAGAAGTTGAAGAGGCAGATCCGTATCCTTGGCCGCGTATGCCGCGATGACTGCTCGGTCTTCTGCGTCTCCTTCAAACCTTTCGAAAATCTGCATCGCCGGAAGATCATTCTTTTGATCTCCCAGAAATGCCTTTGAAACGTTATTCAGGCTGTAGGATTCCATATTCCTATTCTTCCTGAACCACTGCAGAAGATCCAATTGAAGAACTCCCGGTGTGTCCAGCAAAAAGAAAGAATTCTGACCGAACGCGTTCGAACTCAAATCGCGTTCGATCACGTTTCCACCTCCTTCCAAAAGACGTCCCAATTTATCGAGAAACACGGTGTCTTCGCCGGTAGAATCGTCGACGAGCATTTGCGAACGTCCGTGAACGTATTTCCAATCGTATTGCCACACGTTGTATCCGATGAGAACGTCCGTTTTTTCTTGTTGCATTATGTCCATCCACTTGTTGATGACGTCTTGCTCTTCCAGACAACTCACGATCTCGACTCCATCCACGGGTGCAGTATCTTTGAAACACACGACCGTTTTTTTGTAAGGTTCTGTTTCTCCGTATCTCTGAAAAGAAGCCGCGATCTGCGTCACGTAATCTCCCCGATTCGTCGCGAGAGGAAACTTTCGCTCTTTGGAATACGTTTCGATATCCCAACTGCAGATGACGAGAGGCGGAACGGTCTTGTTATCGCTCGGAAACACGCTTTGAAAGTTCGTTTCGAGTTCGATGTCCGACGAAGATATCCTCTCGCGAACGGAGTATGCTCGTTCTACGCGAATCCAACCCGCCGGATTGAGTTTACGCAAGTGATACACTCGAACGATGGGATCCACTGAACTTTCGTAGATCTGATATTGTTTCTTCAGTGCATACTTGGCCTTGCGCATCTGCTCTTGTGTCTTGAACACGAACTGCACCATATTTCTATAACGCCCACCATCGTATCCCCACATGGATTTACGTTTCGTCACCAGACACATATCTCGAATTGCATTGTATTTCATCGCCGTCTCCGTCACGAACAACCGGATACGCGCATCCGACCACGACTCTGACACTTCGAGAAGAAACACGGGAGTGAATCTCACTCGAACGCACGCCGTCTTTCCGTCTGGAGTTTTTCCGAATATATTGATCCTGAAATACTCCTCACCCTTGTCGGAGGGAACATCCTCGCAGCGCCAATCCGTTGGAAATATCTCCAACGATGTCATTTTTGTTGTTTGTTATTCACAATGTTGATTAAATTGTTAGAGTGTCGATACGTGGCATATTGACACGAAGAACGTGATATACGAGAATAATATTTGATGATACTACATATACACATGCAAGATTATGTTGTCATAGGTGGCGGAATTGCAGGATTATACGCGAATTATCTCCTTCAAAACAAGAAGAAGACGGGCCTTCTTCTGGAGAAGAATCAGACCGTGTTCGGACGAGTTCGCGAACATGATTTTCACGGGACGAAGATCAAGTGTGCCGCGGGCATCGGCGTCCCGGAGAACAAGACGCTCGTGAAGTTATTGAAAAAGTTGAAGATGCCTGTGAAAGTATTGGACACTGACAACAAAGATCTTCGCACTCCGCCGTTTGATATGGGAAAGGCAATCAGAACCGTCAAGAAAGAGTACAAGAAGATGACGAAAAAGGATTTGCTCACGCTCACGTCCAGAGAAATATTGTACAAGTATTTCGGGACAGAATTCGCCGAGCAGTTCATCCGTCACTCGGAATTCGAAGATTATCTTGAGGGAAGTTTCGAGTATCTCATGAAATACTATCCTATCGGCGATCTGGAGACGGGAGAATACAAGATGATACCCATTGACTGGACGATGATGGTCGAACGTCTCTCAAAACCGAATATACGAACGGAATATTTGGTGACGAAGATAGAGAAAAAGGGAAAGACTTTCATCATAAATGACGAGATCGAAACGAAAGAAGTCATTTTCGCAGTGACTATTTCGACGTTCGACAACATACAGATGGTCGGATTCAAACTTCCTAAACTTTCAGATTACGTGGGATCCGTGCCGTTTTCTCGCGTGTACGCTTACTACAAAAATGGGTACGAGATGAAGGACGGATACGTCCTGGTGAACGGAGTCATTGATAAGATCATCAAAATCAACAAGAACGTGCTGATGGCATCGTACGCGGACAGCGACAAGGCGCTTTTTTGGAAAAACGTGAAGCCGTTGCCGGATGCCGAACGGTGCAAGATAGTTCAAGAAAAGCTGGCAGACGACGGATATGATTTCGGAAAGCCTGATGAAATTTTTATGGCCGTGTGGTCTGACGGCGTGCATTATATTAAACCATACGGGAAGTACCGGACGATTGACAATCTGCTTGATAAATTGTCAAAACCATGCAAAGGAATAATGATACTTGGAGAAATGTTGTCAAAAAAAGTAGGTTACGTTGAAGGAGCTTTGTTATCCGTGACTCGTGCACTAAAATGAAAAAATATTAAAAAAATATGATGTAATAATAAAGAATGAGTGGGTCGGACTTCAAGGTGAATCTACTGAAGTATTCGGGAATAAATTACGACACGGAAACGATGGTGTTTCCAGGGTCTATTTCGGCCGACAACATCACGGCCAACAACATCTACGGAAATGTGATAGCGGTCTTGCCTTCTACGGCAAATGTGAACATAGTGGGCAACGTCACTGGAAACAGCGTCGTCACCAACACGGTCACCGTGTCGGGGGGTGCAACTGCGGCGTATTTCATCGGCAATGGAGCATTACTTACCGGCGTGACATCGTCGATTCCACCTCGGGCGAACCTCAACATCATCGGAAACGTGACTGCACCCGGAAACGTGGTGGTTCTAGGGAAAATAAACACTCTCGGCAATGTCACCGCCAATTATCTTCGCGGAAACGGTGCCCTTCTCAGCGGGATCAACACGTCTCTTCCGGCCAATGCAAACATCAACATCGTCGGAAACGTGACGGCTCCGGGAAATATCATCGTGTTGGGACAAGTTAATGCGGTGGGAAACGTGACTGCGAATTACTTCCTCGGTAATGGTGCATTGCTCCAAGGCGTGCTGACTTCTTTGCCGACGAATGCGAACATCAACATCATCGGAAACGTGACGGCTCCCGGAAATATCACTGTCTCGGGGCAGGTGAATGTTGTTGGAAACGTGACGGCCAATTACATTCTGGGAAATGGTGCCCTTCTCAGCGGGATCAACACGTCTCTTCCGGCCAATGCGAACATCAACATCGTCGGAAACGTGGCGGCTCCCGGCAATATCATCGTATTGGGTCAAGTGAATGTCGTTGGTAACATTACTGCGAATTACTTTCTCGGAAATGGTGCATTATTGTCCAACGTATTGACCGCAGTACCCTCGAACGCGAACATTGACATCGTCGGCAACGTGACGGCTTCGGGAAACATCTCGGTCTTGGGACAGGTGAATGTCGTGGGAAATGTGACTGCGAATTATTTCATTGGAAACGGTGCGTTTTTGTCCAAAGTATTGACTGCATTACCATCGAACGCAAACATTGACATCGTCGGAAACGTGACGGCTTCAGGAAATATGAGAGTCTTGGGACAAGTGACTACCATGGGGAATGTGGTGGCGAACTACCTTTTCGGAAACAGTATGTTGATCGAAGGAATTCTCACTTCCTTCCCGACATCTGGTAACATAGACATCGTCGGCAACGTGAGAGCTCCTGGAAACGTCGTCGTGCTAGGCCAAGTCAACACGGCAGGCAACATCGTTGCAAATTACTTCATCGGTAACGGAACGTTCGTGATAGGCGCGACGGTTCCGATTCCCGCGACATTGAACATGGATGTCGTGGGCAACGTGACGGCTCCTGGGAATGTGGAGGTTACTGGGCTGCTCTCCGTGACTGGAAACATGCAGGCTCAATATTTCATAGGAGATGGAGCTTTCATTACCGGCGTCACGGGAACGCTCCCGCCTATTGCGAATTTGAATATCATAGGAAATGTGACGGCCTCTGGAAACATCATCAGTTCTGGAAATGTGGCGGCGATTGGAAACATGTCGGCGGCATACTTTATAGGAAACGGATACCTTCTCACGGGTGTCGTCCCGAACATCCCTAGAAATGCAAATGTGGATATCATCGGAAACGTGACGGCCCCGGGTAATATCATCGTGGCTGGACAAGTGACCGCGGTGGGGAATGTGGTGGCAAATTATCTCCTCGGAAACGGAGCATTATTGAGCAATGTGGGAGACTCGATATCTGGATCCATCAACGTTGATGTCAGAGGTAATGTGGAAGCTCCTGGGAACATAGTGATCTCGGGAAGAATGACTACATCTGGAAACGTATCCGCAAATTACCTTATCGGCAACGGTGCGACGTTGACCCAAGTGCTCCTTTCACTGCCTACATCGGCAAACGTGGATATTCGCGGGAACATTCTTTCGGGAAATCTATTGAATGTGAGCTCCATCACGGCGTCTGTTGCAAACGTAGGAAATGTAAGGATGAACGGAGGTAATATAACGGCGAATTATTTCATCGGCAATGGAACGTTTGTGTCCAATGTGCTGACGTCTCTTCCGGCAACGGCATCCATGGATATTATCGGAAATGTCGTCGGAAATGTCGTGTCTGCCAACACTGTGACGGTTATCGGAAACGCCAATGTATCGGGTTCGA